TTCTCGTAAATTTTTCTAATAGCAGATCTTCTACCTTCTCTGTCAGCGATACCTTGTTCAGCTAACATTCTATTGTAGTCTGCTAATGCATCTTCATTTAATTCTGCTGCTTTGATTCCGTAATCAATTGCTCCTTGTCCACCTATAGTTTTTAAAGCACCCATGTCTTTAACATAATCAGCTCCTCTACCTAAATAATCTGCTGTTTTCATTTTACCTGCTAATTCTGCATTGACAGAACCTAATTGTAAACCTTCACCTATTGCTGTTGGGGCTGCAGCAAGAATACCTGTTCGTGCTATATCTTTTATACTTGCTTCATCATCTGTAAGACCTCTAGCAAGTGCTGATTTTAAAAATTTATCTCCACCAAATTTTAATAAATTACCACTAAGACCCATGCCACCTGGTAAAAACGCTGCTGCGTAAGGTACAAAAGGACGTATCTCCTTTGGTATTAACTTTTTAATTCTACGTCTTATCCCTGAAAAAAATCCCATATTTTATATCTCTATTGTGTTGTTGAATGGCAAGGTAGCAAAGCTTGAATGTACGCTAGTGTCAGCCATTTTACTTGTTTTTCTCCTTCTAGTCAATCGCTGATATTAAAGTCAGCGCCTATCTTTATCTCTTCTACAGTCACATTTACGTCTCTTCTTATATGTTCTGCTTTAGTATCTGTACCAGTATTCTGTACGTCTGCTAATGCTTCTGCGTCTGACATATATTCTTGACCTGTTTCTGTATTAGTTAAAGTTACTTCA